GAAGTGTTTGAGATTATCCCTTATCGGAATCTGCTGATGATGCAACGGGATAAATTACGCGCAGTATATGGTGGTCAGAAGGTGAATAGAATCAGTGGTAAGGAATTGGCTAATCGTAGGAAAAAGAAATAGATATGTCAAAATTATCAGAGGCTTATTGTATATTTGTTTGACTTTTAAAATTTAAAGCTGAGTCAAAAGAAGAAAAAGTTTGAGAGACCTTGACAATCAACGTAGGCGGATATTTTCTACCTATCCGATGAACGGGTCACAAAGAGCAAGAATGGAGAACGCTTATGGGAATGTAGCTAATCGAATGGTTGCATTTACACGTTCTAAAGGGTTAATGGATGGTGGTAGTATGAAATATTACGACCGCAAAGTTTCAGCAAAAGTAAGACAAGGCTCAAAAGGACTTGTTGCTGGGTAACATAAAAGCCGGAGTAATCCGGCTTTTATGATTCTTTGAATGTTACTTTAAATTGTACCATGCTTGTATCTACTTGGCTTGCTGTTCTTCCAGTTACAAATACATTTTGTACGTTTGGTAGAAAACGTCTTATATAAGATAAGGCCATGTTTGCAATTACATTTGCACTCATTTTTTGTGGTGGATTGCAGCATATTTGATTGAATCCACTCAAATTTTCTTTGGTTAATCTTCCAGATAGGAAATTTTTACCATCATAATATATTGTAGCCATATTTCTATCCTTCTATCATACTTTTTAAAATTTTCAAAGATTGTGTAAGGTCGGTTTCAACGGATCCATGTCGAAATAATCCACTTGCACTACCTTCATTTAAGGTGAGGTATAGTTCTTTATCTAAGTTTTGTGCATATGTTCTAACTTGATTCTCAATAATTTTCTTTTGATTATTATTTGCGAAATGATACTCATTATACTTTTCATTTAGATAGTTGAATATACCTTGTAGCTTGTCTCTATTCATATTATTACCTCCTATATTTATTTGTTTATAAATTTTCCGCTAACTTCTTAATATCCTCCTTGCTATTGATTACATGGGTATTGTCTCCAATCCGGACAGCTCCGACTACTTCATCGGAAGATTTTTCAAAAAGGTCTGAAACTTGAACATTCAAAGCAGATGCTATTCGTTCTAATACTTCTACTGAAGGATTGCCATTTATGTGTTGACTTAATCCTACTCTGGATATTCCCATCTTATCAGCAAGCTCTTGAACAGTTGTTCCTTGCTCTTTTATAACTTCTTTTATTCGTAAAGCCATAACTATTCTAAATTATATTTTGTGCAAATATACATACTTTTAAATATGTAAAGCGATAGCTATTCTTAAATTGAGTTAATGTAAAGCGAAATATTTCTATTTTGTTTGATTATTTAAAGTGAACGGTTTACATTTGCATCGTGGTTATAAAATGATAGATATATGAAACGCTACAACTTATCTCAAATAATGAAAGACGCTCACCGCTTCTACAATAGCCGTTCAAGAATGGGCAGAACTTTTGGCGAATGCCTGAAACTCGCTTGGCGTTGGGCGAAAGACGCTATCAAGTTTGCAGAAGAAAGAGAAGTTAAGATCAAGGCTATGTTAGCCAACCAGAAGCCGGTAGAGCGTACATCTTACAATGATAGTAAGATTACTTGGTCTGACTGCTACAATTCAAATAGCCGTGGGTATATGGGTTCTCAATATTGTGGTGATTAAAGTCAGAGCAAAGTAGAAATGAATAAATAACTCAAAATATAAAGATTATGGAAACAATAGAACTAAGAGAAAGCGATAAAAGAAGAGCTGTGAATCTTAATCGCAAAAACGGTTACGGCTTGGATAGCAAACAGATGATGCGCCTTATTAACAATCATAAGAAAGGTGATGCGTACAAGTGTGCTTTGATAGAGTTTCGCTTGACTGATATAAACTTTCATCGTGAAGTTGAAATGCTGATGAACGGCAAATATGATGAATTGAAAGAACAGGTAAAACAGTGGTAAGCAAAGAGCGCACCATCTTCACAGGCAATGCGCTCAAAATAGTATAAACACATAATGCGATTATGCGCATTATGAATTTAGTTGTAAAGATAGTATAAACACATAAGATAGGAACGAATATGAGAACAGAAATTATTAAAATGGAAAATTCTTCTTCATGTGAAATTGATTTGATTGAAGTAAGAGATGGACAAGCGGTAACCTCTTCATTGGTGGTTGCCAAGTATTTTGGCAAAGCACATAAAGATGTATTAAGGGCTATTAAATCATTGGATTGTAGTGAGTTATTTAACCAGCGCAATTTTGCGCCCGTTGAATATGTCGATAAAAAAGGTGAAAAAAGACCCATGTACTATTTAACTCGTGATGGGTTCACCTTTTTGGCTATGGGGTTCACTGGCAGGGTGGCTGCACAATTCAAAGAAGCGTACATTAACGCCTTTAACGAAATGGAAGAAATGCTCCGCAAGAATGATTGCACCAAGTATGCTGAAAAGATATTCAAATCCGAACTGAATTGTTTCAATAAACGGTTGAAAGAAACAGCAGCAAAAATAAGAAGAGAGAATGGAGTCGGATTTGGTATTTATGGTGAGATACAGGCAGGCGTATATGATTGCGACAAATTGCCTTTCCAAGAAAGATTGCGCAATATATTTGCCCAAATAAGCAATGCCTATGTAGAAAGTTATTATTTGGCAGGACACTATATAAACGCTGATAATCAAAACAAGCAGATACGCAAGCTGATTTCTGATTTTGAAGGGAAACTGGTAGAGGGATTTAGAATATATCCAAGCATATAAATACGATTATGAACTTCAAAACAAGACCACCGCCAATAATTGCTACCAAATGAGAGATTAAAAACATAGTTATAAATCAAAAACAACAAGAAAATGAGTAAACGATTTGCTATCGCCATTTTACCCAAAGAGAAACAGCAGGGGGGGGTAAAGTACGGTTTAAAGATTGAAAAACCTTCAGCATTGGGTAATGTGTATGGATTGACCGAAGAAGAACTGAAAGAACTTCGTGGATTGATAGACAAGGTATTGACTAAATGATTATGAAACAGATAAAAATCAGACCACCGCCAAAAACTTTACGACAATGAAACGATTGTCGTGTTATGGTAAAGTGAAAATCTCTCTCTTACACGATTATATAATAAGTTTGCAAACAGAAACAACGCAGCTATCCTCACGGCTGAAAAATATAACCCCGCCATTGGTAAGAAGTGAGGAGCTTGCCTTTGGTGGGGTCTAATTTTTTAAACTGTGTAAAAGTATGAATAATATTCAGATTTTCCAAAATGAGCAGTTCGGAAAAGTAAGAATCGCGATGAATGAGAGTAATGAGCCTTTGTTTTGTTTGGCAGATGTGTGCGGTGTTATAGGCATTGCTAACGCAAGAAATGTCAGGTCAAGGCTTGAAGAAGATGATGTCCGCCAAATGGACACCATAGATTCGTTAGGTAGAAATCAACAAGTTACATTTATAACCGAAAGCGGTTTATATGATGTGATAATTCGCAGTGACAGCGAAAAGGCAAAACCGTTTCGCAAATGGGTTACAAGCGAAGTTTTGCCCTCAATCCGCAAACATGGTGCATACATGACCAGCGATACACTTGAAAAAGCTTTGACCTCACCCGATTTTCTGATTCAGCTTGCAATCAACTTAAAAGAAGAAAAACAGAAGCGTATCGAAGCCGAACAGAAGATTCAGAAAGATGCACCTAAAGTCCTTTTTGCTGATGCTGTCTCAACTTCACATCGCTCTTGTTTAATTGCTGAACTGGCTAAAATATTACAACAAAATGGGGTGAATATCGGTCAGAACCGTTTGTTTAGCTGGATGCGCGAGAATGGTTATCTTTGTCAAAAGGGTGACTACTACAATCAGCCGACGCAGAAAGCTATGAAATTGGGGCTTTTTGAATTGAAGAAAACCACCATCACCAAGCCGGACGGCTCTGTATTGG